GCACTCCCTTGCCTTTGCTTATTGGTATTGGTTTTGGTTGGGGTTGGTCGTTATGGTTTTGGTCTTGCACTGCTTCCAGTGGTTAGGTTGGTAGGGTAGTGTTTTAAGTAGGTGGTTGAGGTGGGGAGAGAGGGGGGAATTAAGTTAATTATTGTAGCTACATTGGTAAATTTGTCCTATCTTTGTAGCTACAAAATATTTATATGGCAAAAAGCAAACCAATTGGAGTTAGATTTGACTTATATAAGTTGGATATGATTCAAAAAGAGCAGAATTTGACATCTGTTCAACAAGTAGTAAATTATCTTATGGACAATTATGGTTCTGGTCAAGTAAAAAGAGGCGCACCTTTCAAGAATATGCCTCCTTATCACACAGAGGCCCCAAATTTGGAGGAAATAGCTAATTTCTTGCCAACACCCCCTGAAAATTTAAAAGGTCTAGATTTGGCTATATGGAAGTCTGAGAATTGGAAATAATTTTGTAATTTAGCGTATGAAAAGTAAATTAAAAATGATGAAGCGAGCAGATGGCTCGTATTCTCCACGCGGTTTATGGGACAATATTCGTGCTAACAAAGGAAGTGGTAAGAAACCAACTGCCGAAATGTTAAAGCAAGAAAAGAAAATTAAATCAGAAGAAAAGAAATAGTTATGGCTGGAGCTTGGCAACGTAAAGAAGGTAAAAATCCTGAAGGCGGATTAAACGCTAAAGGCAGAGCATCTTATAATTCTGAAACTGGTGGCAATTTAAAAGCTCCGGTTAAGTCTGGTGTTAATCCTCGTAGAGTTTCTTTTGCAGCTCGCTTTGCTGGTATGCTTGGGGCAATGAAAAAACCAAATGGCGAACCAACAAGGAAAGCCCTAGCATTAAAAGCTTGGGGGTTTGGTAGCGTTGAAGCTGCTCGCAAATTTGCTAATGCGCATAAAAAATCTTAATTATTGGTTTACCCAATGGTTATTGTGCATTTCCCACCAAAAAGTAAGGTCTTCGGTTTGATCATCATAGTATTGACCTACAAAATCAGACTTCCATTTACTATGTATATTTTCAAACATTGTTAATGTTAATACTGGTTGCGTAATATTCAATTCATTTTTTATTATATCTACCACTTTCATATAATTACCTCCCCTGATTACTCCCGCTTCTACTAATAGTATTATTTTATCTCCTATACTATCTGCATGGATTTTAAACATATCATGAATTTCTTTTACAAACTTTTCATCAAACGATTGGTCTGGATATGGTACATCTACACCAAATCCGCTACATATTTCTCCGTTGTTTGTTAATTGGTGACGAAGATATTGACCTATTACAGATGAATAATCTGTTGACACTGTTACTATCAATACGTTTGATGCATTTAAATCATGAGATAATAAAGTATTTTTTAAATCATTCATTAAACAAAGTTCTGTATCCCATTCTACTTTAAATTCTTTACGCATTATATTATTAAGGTTTAACTTCCTTTTGTTGATCTAAAATTGCTCTACCCTTATCTGATAATGGTCTAGCATATATTCTTAATTTCTTTTGTGTAGTTGGGCATACAAAAGTTAAACCTGCATCTAAATAAGATTTTATTACTAATTCTAAAACTCCATCAGCATCTTCACTTGCGCCAATTACATGGGGTTCATCATAATCAAATTGCATACAGAAATCGCATCCGTTTAATGGTTCTGCATTTTGCGGAAGGTTTAATTGTTTTTCTTTTTTAGCTTTTGCCATTATTAAAGTTTTTATGGGTGTTTTCAATATCTTGTAAAAATTCTCTTGCTTTTTCTACTTTTTGCTCAATGCGTAAAATATCATCTTCGTTTCTACTAACGTCATACATTAGTATTCTTTCTTCCATAGCTATATCATCAAACTTCATGTTTAATTCTAACTTCATAGCTTCTCTTACAAACTCTGGGCTTTCTTCTGAAATTACATCTAACTTTTTAAGTAAGTAATATTTCTCTTGTTGGATTATATTATCAGGTGTATTTACAAGACAATAAGCAATAGTAGCTTTGGTTTTACCTGTAAGCCACATATATGACATCATTTGCCAATAGTATAAATTATCAAGTTTATCTGGGATATTACCTAAGAATGTCCATAGGTCATAGCTAGATTTAATATCAATAATTCCATCATCAATAATATCTGGTAGCCCTGTTATGTATTTATTTGAAAATCTTTCCGTATTTTTAGCAAAAGGTTTTTTTAAGAACATAGACAATAAATCAATCGATTCTTGCTCTACTTCAATACCTTTTTTCATTTGCTTTGTTTGAATATCTTTACTCCTATTATACTTATTAGAAATATAAACATCAAGCAAATGTCTTTGTGCGGTCTTAGAAAGTAACCCAGCTTCTTTGTCCGCTTTGGTTACCGGTTCGGTCATTATATACCCTACAGAGCTTGCTCTGATTAGCGTTTCATTCCAATTCATAGTTATAAAGATTTATGTTTAGCGTTATAAGATTCCAATACTTCTGGATTATTTTTAGCCATTAATTCCCAAGCTCTTAACTCCTCTTTAGTCTTGCAAGCATTTATAAACTCTATTGTTTTTTCAGCTAAAGATTTTTTAGATTGGGTAGGAATAATTTCATCTGGGACTTCTTGGTAAAATTCGTTTAAATCTTTTAATTTAATTACATTTTGCTTGTGATATTCTTCTACAAGTTCTCTTGCGTAATCAAGAGCTTTATTAGCAGATTCGCCTTCATTAAGGGCAAATTCAACACCAATTTTTTCAGAAGAATAGTTTCCTAGGTTAAATGTTCTAGTGTAGTTAATCGTTTGTATATGCATAATATTGGTTTATTTTATTCTGGTTACAGTAGTAGTGTTATCAGTAGCTTTAATCTTAAATAATTTATCTTTGTGAGCGTCTTTTTTCTTTAAATTGGATACCATAACCATTACGGAAGTATATGGATTATCTAACCTAAGATGTTCGCCTAATGTTAAGTCAGCAACCTTACTGGAAACTGAATCGGGGGAAATGCTTCTTGCCATGTTGTGTGTTTTGGAACAAAATTAATTTAATTAATTTAATTAAAAAAATAAATTTAATTAAATTTTTGTATATATTTGTATCCGCATAAGACATAGTTAAAGGTTTAACTGGTATCGCTCCTAAGTTTCTACTTGGGAGCCTTTTTTTGCTTATTTGTCAAGTTATAGCTTTACGACAGGGGGAGGACTTGCGTAGTTTGACTACCAACAATTAACAAATTTTGTTACAAGTCTATATAAATCAGTAACATATTTGCCCTAATTCCATTACAACATTTTACATATTGCACCTAAAACATTGTACAATGTTACCAATTTGGTTACAAAAGTTCGCTAATAGTAAACTTTATCAATCATAAAAGTTACCCAATAAGGCAACTTTGAGCCGAATATGATTGATAACCGGCTCATTTATGATTTAAAAAACCCCATGTCATTCTAAAACATGGGGCTAAACTACTAAATCTACAAACTATGATAACCACCGTAAAAATACAATTATTTTTCAATAAATTTCTTTTTTACCAAGTTTAGCTTTGCCCTGTATTCTAGGATTAAGCCTTTTAGCTCATCTTTTGTAGGTTTTGCTGTTTGCCTAGCTGTTTCTCTTAAATAATCTACCACAGCATTATTTTCTTCGTGTAATTTGTATTCAAACTCTTCTATATTACCAGTTTTAAAGTAATTACATTCCATACATTGTGGTCTGCAATTTTGTTCCATCCATCTAGTACTTAAATTCGACCTACCCATAAAATGACCGCATTGTATTTCTGCAATCATATGTTTTTTACCACAAGTATAACATTCAACCATACCTGTTTTATCTGCATATCTATTTCTAATGTATTGACTAAATACATGGTCAAGGTCTTGAACAAGATTCTGAAAACTTTCTGTATCATCTTCAAATTCTTCCATTCTTTTTTGCGTAGAATGTACGGTGGCGCATTGTTTACACATCTTTTTGGAAAACCAATAATCAATATTGCCACAATTAACACAACGCTTTTTCTTTGTTATTATTGTACTATTGTATGCCATCTTTTTTTATTTTATTTCTTTCTTGATTTTTAATTACTGGTTTATTTAATTTTTCTTGACCTTTTTTACTAATGTATAACATCTGTATGTCAAAGTAAAAATCTTCTTTATCATCTTTAGTTAAGTCAGGATGATTTTTAATCCTGTGCATTATTTCATCTTCGGTTATCCATCTTTCCATTTGTGTAGTTTGTTATTTATAAATCTATATTTGCCAATATATTTTCCTTCTTTCCAAACTTCAATAACTAAATCTAATCTTTTAGCCATTTCGTATATTAGTTCTTTGTTTTCCATTTGCAAAGCTAATTAATCAAAATTAAATAAAAAAATAAAATATTTAAAAAATATATTTTGAAATATGAAATAATAGCTTTTATTTTGTGCATTAATCAAAAATCAAATAAATGGCAAAAGTTAAAACTGATGTAAAAGATGAAATTCTTTTATATTTAGAAACTGAGGAAAGAAACCTAGCTTGGTTGTCTAGAAAGACAGATATACCATATGGTAGTCTTTATTCTATTTTTATACATAGAATAATGGTTTTGTCAGATTCAAATCTAGCAAAAATAAACAAAGCTTTAGATACCGATTTTATTAACGATTAAATAAATTCTAAATGGCTCGCCCAATAAAGAATTACTGTGATTATTTCCCTCACGATAGAGATATGCGAAACCATAGAAAGGTTAAAGCTATTCGTACAAAGTTTGGAGTTACTGGCTATGCTATATGGTCTATGACTTTAGAATATTTGACAGGCATTGATGGTAATGTTTTAGAATATTCAGATGTAGAATTTGAATTAATGGCTGGTGATTTTGGAGTTTCTGCCACAGAAATACGGGATGTACTGGATTACTGCATTAAGTTGGAGATGTTATTCCTAAATAATGGCTTTATTAACTCAGAATCACTTGATGAAAGACTAGTACCTGTTTACGAAAAAAGAGGTCGCAGTAAGGATAATAGTAAGAAACAACAGCGTGTGAACGGTAAATTTGTTAGCATTAATACCGTTAGTAACGGAGTTTCTGTGGCAGAAAAACCGCAAAGTAAAGTAAATAAAAGTAAAGTAAAAGAAACTATACCAAGTATAGAGGAGTTTTTGTCTTTTTGCAAGGATGATATGGTAAAGAATAATATGAATTTCAATTTGTACGAATACTCGTTAAAATCAAAATACGAGTCTTGGGTCGAAAATGGGTGGAAAGATGGTCATAATAACATAATAAAGCTATGGAAGTCTAAAATTCGCAACACTATACCACATTTAAGACCTATGCAGACACTTTCTAATAAAAGTGGAGGGAAGTATCAAAATGAATTAGAAACCGCTAGAAACGCCTTTAAACCAATTTCTGAATAATGATAACAATTTTTAAAAACATCTTTTCTAAGGAACCAAATTACATTTCTGTTGAAGCCGCGTTAAAAAGAATACAAGAAGGTAAAAGTAAATCAACCGTATCTGAAATTAGAGGAACAATTGATAAAGAAAAAGCAAATAAGATAAAACTTAACCTTCCTTCGGTGTGTTTTAGTGGTAAATTTGGCCCTGATAGAACTGATGCTCAGTTAATTAAGCATAGTGGGTATATAGTTTTGGATTTTGACAATGTATTTGAGCTTAGAGATAAGCAAAATGAAATTATTTCACATCCATTTGTTTACGCTTGTTGGATTAGCCCTTCTGGAAATGGACTAAAAGCTTTGGTAAAAGTAGCAAATGGTGAAAAACATAGAGAACATTTCCAAGCATTACAAGAAGTGTTTCCAGAAATTGACCGAAGCGGAATTAACCAAAGCAGAGTATGTTATGAAAGTTACGACCCCGAAATTTACATAAACGACAAGGCTGAAATTTTTAAGAAGATTAAAAAAACCGAAAAGGTTGTTGTTTATGAGAAAAACGATGATGACCAAAAAATATTTAAGAATGTTTTGACTTGGTTATCTAATAAAAATGAGGCTTTTGTTACGGGAGAAAGAAATAATTTTATATTCAAGTTAGCTTCAGCTTGTTGTCGTTTTGGTATTAATGAAACTGCAGCAAATTCTATGATTCATATGGAATTTATTACCAATTCAGAGTTCACAAAAAGCGAAGCAGATAGAGCAATACGTTCTGCATATAAGGCAAATTCAAAAAACTTTGGAAGTGCATCATTTGATAAAGAAATATTAGTTGATAAAGTTTCTAGAAAGGAAATAGAGGTAGAGAAAGCTGTATTTGATGAAGGATTAAAACTGAAAGATGTTATTTATGGAATTGATGTAAAAGAACAAGCTTTAAGAATTTATGATGAAGGGTATGCTAAAGTAGATGGTATCGGAGTCCCCGATTTGGATGACAAGTTTAAACCAAAGAGAGGAGAGATTACAGTTCTTACTGGTATTGGTAACTATGGTAAATCTTCGTTTAAAAAATGGTACCAAGCTATGCGTATAATGCTATACGGAGAAAAGTTTGCTACATTTTCACCAGAAGATAACCCACCAGAAGAATACTACCATGATTTTGTAGAGATTATTTTAGGATGTGATTGTAGTCCTGCAAATCCACATAGACCATCTAAGCAAGTTTATGAATATGTTTACGATTTAGTATGTAAGCATATATTTTATGTTTATCCTAAAGATGTTTCACCTACTCCACAATATGTGATGGAAGTATTTTTAGAGTTAATTGTGAAAGAGAATGTTGATGGCGTAGATATTGACCCTTTCAACCAATTGACAAACGAATATCAAAAATTTTCAAGAAGTGATAAATATCTTGAATGGGTATTGTCTGTATTCTCAAGATTTGCGCAGATAAATAATATTTTCTTTTGGATAATTGCTCACCCTGTTAAAATGGTAAAAGCATCTGATGGCAACTATCCTTGTCCTGATGTGTTTGATTTAACTGATGGTGCAATGTGGAACAATAAACTAGATAATATCCTTGTATATCATAGACCCTTTGCTCAAACAGACCCTAGCAATCCATCTTGTGAATTTCATAGTAAAAAGATTAGAAGACAAAAGATTGTTGGTAAGAAAGGATTTATTTTATTTCAAATGTATTTTCAAACTAGAAGATTTTTATTCAATGGATTGGATTCATTACAAAAAATTATAAATGATAAAAATATAATTTTAAGACCCGATGCGTCAGTACAAAAAACATTTGATAATTGGACACCTTACAAAGATGATAATGGAACAGAAATTAATTTTTAATAATAAAACAAAACACAATGATTAGAATTTCAGTAATCGGCAGATTAGGACAAGATGCAACAGTAAACAATGTAAATGAAAAAACAGTAATTAATTTTTCAATGGCTTACAGCGAAAAGTTTAAAAACCAACAAGGACAAGAGGTAGATAAAACAACTTGGGTTTCTTGCGCTTACTGGACTGATAAAACCAATGTAGCTAACTATCTTAAAAAGGGTACTTTGATTTACATGGAAGGAAAGCCAGAGGCAAAAACATATCTTAATGATAAAACAAAGGAAACAGTGGCACAGCTTCACGCTAGAGTTACAAGTTTACAATTATTATCAAGTAATAAAAACGAAGAAAACCCAATTTAATGTATATACACGAATTAAATAATACAATAGATGTTGAAACCCCACTTGGATATGGAAAAGCAATCGCATGGCTTGACTACGGAAGCGACACCAACACTGTTTGGAAAGTTATATTATACGACAACGGCATGGTGCGGAACTTCTACGATGACGACATATTGGTCTACCCCAACAAAATGGATGGGGGATCAATTGATAAAGATTATTTTCAAACCAAAAAATAAATAATATGCAAAACGTATTAAATTTTGTAGGAAGTGATTATATAGAAGAAAGGGACCAAAAAAGATTAAACGGTCAGCATTATAAAGTATTTAACCTAATGCAAGACGGGAGATTTCGCACTTTACCACAGATTGCTGATATAATAAAAGAACCACCAGCATCGATTTCAGCCCAATTAAGACATCTTAGAAAAAAATCTTTTGGTTCTCACGTTGTAAATAAAAAATATGAAGGAAATGGTTTATTTTCATACCAATTAATCATAAATAAAAATAACAATGGCGAAATTAACTAATTCTACCAAGATTACATTTGGTAAACAAAAAACAGGAAGAGCTAAAAAATCTTATAACAAACATTCACCCCGTCCAAAACAATACAGAGGGCAGGGCAGATAAAATAAATGTATGAATAATAAAGCCGCAAAAAAATTAAGAAGGTTAGCAATCGCTATTGCCGCAGCTAATGGTAAAATTGAAGACTCTGAAAGAATCTACAAAAACCTAAAAACAGTACATAAAGAAAATAAAAAAGCCCCTAAATAAATAGGGGCTAATTCATTAAGCGTTTGCTGCAGAATTAATCTGTGCTACAGTAGAAGTCGTATAAAATAATACGGGTACTTGGTTTAAACCAGTAGGTGCTACTTCGACTATTGAATTCATAGTTACTCCGTTAGCTACAAAATTAGCAGGAGCTGGGTAAGCTGCAAATGTAGTTACTGGGAATCCGTAAGAAATGCCAGATGTTGCTGGAGTTCCGTTAGAGTTTAATAAAGCATATTGATTTCTTTGATATGCTGTAATTGATACTATTGTTGCCATTTTTTTATTTTTTTAATTGTTTTTTAAATTAAGGTGCTGCAGTAGTTGTTGTTGTTGTTGGAGCTGCAGTCGTAGTTGTTGTTGAAGCTGCAGTTGTTGTTGTTGTGGTTGGTGCTGCTGTAGTAGTTGTAGTTGTAACAATACCACCACCATTAATAGCTGTAATTATCTGTGCAACTGTTGCAGCACTATATAATTTTTCAGCTGGTTGATTAAGACCACTAGGATACATAAGAATTAATGAATTCATTTGTACTCCATTTGCTACTACTGTGGTAGGTTGTACTTGTAAGCCAACCGTAGGTAGTGAGAATAATACACCAGATGTCGCAGGTGTGCCATTTGGGTTGTTTAAATCGTATTGATTTCTACGATAAACATAAACCGATAAGTGATTTGCCATTTTTTTTGGTTTTTATTTTTTGTTTTAAAATTGTTTCAACAAATATAAGCAATTATTAGGAATTTATTTTTGAAAAAATATTAAATTAATTAAATTAGCACTACATTTGTATTAAATTAATTAAACTATGAAATTGAAAGCTCCAAGCAATAGAGTAATTATTAAGGTTGATTTAGAAAGTAAAAATAGTCATACATTTAAAGATGGTACAAAAATTAAATTAGAAAGAGTATATGACAATTTTAATATGCGATATGTTAAACCAGTTAATGCGGAAGTTGTCGATGCTAAAGAAATACCTACTGGGGCTGAAATTCTTATCCATCATAATGCTACTCATGATACTTATAAGATTTTTAATTATCAAAGACCTACTACTGAGGCTTCTTCAGATATTCAATATTTCTCAATACCAATCGAAGAATGTTTTATGTGGAGAGAAACAAAAGGTTCCATATGGAACGCTTTAAATAATTTTGTTACAGCACTAAGAATATTTAAACCATATAATGGGATGCTTGAGGGCATTGAGCCAGAAGTAATGAATAATAAACTATACATAACTAGCGGTGAGTTGAAGGGTAGAGCAGTTAATACCGTAATTTCAAGTGATTATGAGATTATATATCAAAATGACGATGGAACAGAAGGAAGAATTATTAGATTAAGATATTATCCAGACGGTAACGATAGAAATGAGATTATAGCCATAAACGATAATATGACAGCATTGGTTGAGAGTGGTGATTTATGGGTGGGGTATAGCAAATCAGATGCAAAACAATTAAAAGAATTAGAATGTCTGTAGAATTAGATAAAATAAAGGATTTAGAAAAGCAAATTGCCTATTTACAAGGCAGAAATGCTTATTACGAGCAAGATGGTATTGGTAAGCTATATCATGCCTTAAATAGAAAGGCTAATGAGATGGCTGAGTTATTGAATAAAACTAGTCTTACAGCTATTGATATTGATGACCCTAAGATTAAGACTTTTGAGAGATTGCAAAAAATATGGGTGGATGCGGGAACAATTTCTGCTTCAATAAAGGCATTAGAAGTATTAGCTGGAATAAATCAAGAAGTAACTGATAAAAAAGAGGTAGTTCAAGTTAATAAAAAACCATTTTCTCCAGAGAATATGGCTGATGCCGTTGGCGAGTTGGCTGGTAAAAGAATATAATTATGTACGAAAAAATTGAAGGTGGAACTATTATAGATATCCAAGGATTGAAGTGTAATCTTCCTCCAGATGGCTATGTTTATAATATAATTACCAAACAATTAGAATTTAGAGGTATTTATGAGAGAGATAAAAATATAAGCGAACAATATTGGAAAAGAATACCGATGCCGAGTTGGTATGCTGACACAATGAAGAAATGGGATGAGTTCGATAAAAAGAAAAAAGACGATGAGCTTGAATTTTACGATGAAAGATTAGAGGAGTTTAAAAGACAAGAATGGGATAGAAGATTGAATGGATTTTGGTACATGAATAATGGGGTGCCTACTTATTTGACTGGGTTGCACTATTTATACTTGCAATGGTGGTCAATTGATATTGGTTATCCAAAGTTTAGGATGCCAGATTTAGAGAAGTTCTATTTTATGGAATATTGTATTCAGGACCCATTATGTATGGGGATGCTTGAGGTGACCAAAAGAAGGTTTGGTAAGTCATTTGTAGCTGGTTTATTTGTAACTGAATATACTACAAGGACAAAGATGACAAACGGCGGTATTCAGTCTAAAACAGGCTCTGATGCTAAAAAATTCTTTGCCAAGACAGTAGTTAATCCATTTAGACGACTACCTAAGTTTTTTAGACCAGAATATGATATGTCTTTGGGGGTAAATCCAAAGTCTGAGATGCGATTCCAAAAAACAAACGTAAGGGGTAAAAAGGCAGAGGAAAATGTAGACAAAGATGAATTGGGTTCAGTTATTGACCATCAGTCAGCAGATACTGTTGCCTATGATGGACAAAAACTTCATAGATATGTAGCAGACGAGTGCGGTAAAACCACAGAGGTTAATGTGTATGACAGACACGAGGTTGTGCGTTATTGTTTGCTAGATGATGAAGGACAAATTATTGGTAAAGCATTATACACCACTACAGTAGAGAAACTTACAACTGAAAAAGATGGTGTTCAAGATGCCTTTAAATTATTATGGGAAGAAAGTAATCAAGAAAAACGACAAGATAATGGAACTACTTCTAGCGGTCTTTATCGATTCTTCATGTCTGCAAAGCGTACAAGAAATTTTGACGATTTTGGGCATCCAGATGAAGAAAAAACTTTGGCTCAAATTTTAGCCGACAGGGACACAGTAAAAAATAATCAAAGAGCATTATCTGCTCGTATTAGAAAAGAGCCTCTTACCATAGACGAAGCTTTTAGTACAGATTCAGATAAGTGTATTTTTAATGTAATGAATATTGGGGCAAGAGAGTCTTATTTAAAAGAAAATCCTAAACTCAAGCGTCATGTAATATTTTATAGAGATATTGACCAAGTAGTTAGGTGGCGAGAGATAAATGATAAAGAAGAGGATTTCCATTGGGTTATAACTCAGTTCCCACAAGCGGGCGAAGAAAACAAGCATACTTACGATGTAAAAACCAAAAAGCCAGCTAGAGTATCTGATGGGGCAATAGCAATTGATGGTTATAGTAATAGTCAGGGTGGTAAATATGGCTCAAAAGCCTCAGCTTGGATTGGGAGAAGGTATGATTTATTAAATCCAGAACATACTGGGAAAGCCATAGGTCATCTTTACGGAAGGCCTCAAATTAAAGAAACATTGCATGAGCAAGTGCTTTTAGCGGCTGAATTTTATGGGTATCAAGCTTGGTATGAGCATAATAGTGATGATTACCTATCCTATTTTAGAGATAGAGGAAGAGTTGGTTATCTTGGTTCATACCCGCTTTCAACTATTGACCCTGCAAAAAGAGAAACAGCTGATAGGCACAAAGGCTTCCCAACTACCCCATTTAGTTTAACAAAGCAAACCGATGTGGGTATTATGTATTTTGAATCACATATTGATTCAATAGATTTTGAAAATTTGTTAGAAGATGCAAAAAAATTCGACCCAAACAATAGAACTGACTATGATATTACCGTTTCTTTTTTAATGTTAATTGTTTGTTTAATGGAGCCGGTCCAAAAACAAATCAAGAGAGAAGCGCTTGTAAAAAGTTATGTTCCTGTGTTTAATTAATTAAAATTTTACTAAATTCTTAATATTTAGTATATTTGACACAAAATACACTCAATTGGCAGATAGTCCTTTATCAATATCAGCAGCAAACAGTAATGGAGAAGCTTTAAAAAAGTTTCAAATTACTACCGATGTATCTTCTAAGAAAGATTACATGTACGGCAAAAATGTTGCGCAAAGCATCTATTCTACAATATACGGTAACCAAACTTATTTTTGGTTAAGAAATAATAGATTTAGAAAAAATAGACAAATTGCAAATGGTAAAATAGACATGAGTGTGTTTATGGACCGTTTGGAAATGAACAGTAAAGCTAACTTTGTAAATATAAATTGGAAATCAATTATTATTGGTAATACAATTGTTGCAAGATTGGTTGGTTCATGGATGAGTAGAAGAGAAAAGGTTGCAGTTGTTGCAACAGATAGTGCATCGGCAATGTTGAAGAAAGATGCAGCTGATGAAGCAGAATTTGTTTACCAAAATAAAGAAGTTCTTTCTCAATTACAAGAAGAGTCTGGAGTTCAGATTATTCCACAAGACCAATTTGTAGCAGAAGATAAAGATGAATTAGACCAATGGATTTTACAATTCAATCATTTGCCTGAAGAAATTCAATATAGCATTGGATGTAATAATGTATTAGAAGCTAATGGTTGGAACGATGTTTTAAAACAAAGACTATTACATGATTCAGCAGAAGTTGGATTAGTGTGTACATATACTTGGATGGATGAAGAAGGAGAAGTTCATGTTCAATGGATTCGTCCCGAAAACGCAATTTATTCATATTCTGATTTCCCAGATTTTAGAGATACAACATATCGTGGACATATTTTGTCTATGAAAATTAGTGAAATAAGGGCTAGATATAGCATCGCTTCAGGTGGTACATTATCTGAAGAAGATATATTTATGTTAGCTCAGTCATGTAAGGAATACCAATTAACTGATAAGATTAAGTGGATGCAAGATTGGAATGTTTCTTGGTTAAGACCTTATGATGAATGGAACATTGATTTGATGAAATTTGAAATTAAAACATTAGATTCTGATGGATATACTGTTACCAAAACTAAAAAGAACGGTAGCACTATTATAAGAAAAGGCAAGCCTGAAAAAATTGATGAAAATCAAGAGTATTTAGAAGAAAAGAAATGGAACATATACGAAGGCGTATATTGTCCTGTTACCCAAAAAATGATTCATTGGGGAATTAAGAAAAATATGATTCGCCCTCAAGACCCAAAAGAAATTGGGAACGCAGAATTTTCATATAGTTTTTATATGTATGACCCATACGATATGCGTAATGTGGCTGTACCTGAAAAAATAGAAGAGCCTATCGAGCAGATGATTTTAGCTAGATTGAAGATACAACAAATGGTTGCTAAGATGGTACCAGCGGGAGCTTCAATTGATGTTGATGCATTGCAAGAACTTGATTTAGGATTAGGTGATTCTGTTAAACCACTAGAAGTTCAAAAAATATGGGAACAAACAGGTAAGCTTTATTATCGTGGTAGAGATGCTGAGGGTAATAGAATACCAGTGCCAATTACAGAATTAGCTAATACAGGATTTGCTCCTCAATTACAAGCTTTAATTCAATTATACCAATTTCATTATCAAGTATTGAAAGATGAGCTAGGGGAAGACCCTAATTTAATGAATCAAGCCGCACAGCCAAGAGTTGCTGCATCAAATATTGAAGCATCAAGAGTTTTAGCTAATAATGCAACCGAATATATGTATGACGCATATATTTATGTAATGGAAGAAAGCTGTAAAAAAATAGCTTGTTTATTGAATAAAAGCGTAACATACGGCTCTAAAAAATATAGAGATTTATTAAAACAAGAAGATGTTAAGGATAGAAATTTTATTGCTACAATTAAAATGTTACCGACAGAAATGGAGATAGCAAATTTGCAAGCAATGATGAATAATGCTATTGCATCAAACCCTCAATTGATTATATATTTAGACCCTTTTAAAGCAATGAGAATTGCAAAAGAGAATGTGGCATTAGCTGAACTATATTTCAGACAAGCTCAAAAAAGATATATAAAAACAGAGCAAGAAAAAGCTCAAACTAATAGTGAGCAAAACGCACAGATTCAACAATCAAGCATGCAAGCTAAAGCTCAAGGAGATGCGGCTTTATTAGACAAGCAAACACAAGCAAGACAAAGAGAAATTATAATACAAGGTATGTTTGATTTAGCTAAAGCTAGTATCCCAATGCCAGTAGAATTAAAACCTTTAATAGCTGAAATGTTGCAAAATATTGAAGTGCCATTAGCTATTGATAACCAACAAATGGAACAAGCGTTGCAGGAGCAACAAATGCAAATGCAACAACAAATGTTAGAACAAGGTCAAGGCTCCCCTGAAGAAGAGCAAATGATGATGGAACAACAACAAATGCAACAACAATAAAATAACATAAAAAATAAATAAAATGGCAACGGTAAGTAAACTTTTAATAAGACTACAGAAATTTAGTTCAAAAATTAGCACAGTTGTAGATGCAACAGATTCTTTTAATGCTAATAATAATTTTTACCAAGATTTATCTGGATGGGATTCTGCGGTAGTACAATTTGTGGGTACATCCGGAACAGTTAGTTTCAGCACTACCAACGATGATGGTTCTATTACAGGACAATTATCACCTGCGCCAGAAGTACCAATTAACTGGGTTTCAGTTTTGGGGGTTAATTTAACAACCAAAACAGATATTGCATCTATTGCAGCAGCTGGTATTGTTGAATTTGGTATTATTGGTAAATATTTGTTATTACAAGGTAATACAACAACAACGACAACGGCAGCGCCTACTACCACAACAACAGCAGCACCTTAATATTTAAAAAAGATAAAAAATGGCAAATTTAATAGCATATGTATTATCAAAAAATACATACCCAACAGCAAGCGAAGCAGGTTATGTCGCAACATCACAAGGGACACAAATAGTTTACGCTACAACATCCACCCTGACTACTGCTAATAAATTATTTAGTAGCAGCAAGTCAAAGCAGCCAATTTACGGTGACGGGACAAATTGGTATGGCGTACATTTATTAACTGATACAACAGTTGATTATGTAATTACCATTAACAATAGTGGTACTATAGTTATAGACTAATAAAATAGAAACCAAATAAGCATTTATGCCAGATAATACAGACATGTCAGCGCCAATTACGCTAGCAGAAGGTTACAATCCGTTTTCGGATGAAAATGCACCACAAGTGCAACAGCAAGTAGAAGTAGCCCCTACTGCACCAAATGAGCCAGCACAAGCAGCTCCTCCTCCACAAGAGGAAACAAAAGTAGAGGAACAAGCAGTATCTACTCAATCATTTGACTCAAATCAATTTGTAAAAGAAAGATTTGGTTATGATAGCGTAGAGCAAGCTGAACAAGAGTTTAAGAAACTCAAAGAACAACCAAGTTTTGAATTTAAAGATGATGTAAGCAAGTCGTTATTCGATGCCATTAAAGAAGGCAAAGCTGATGATGTTTATGAAATCTTAAATCAGCAAAAAAGGTTAGAAAAATTAACGAGTTCAGAATTAACGCCAGACTTGGCTGCTGAAATTGTTAAAACGAATATTAAGAATAAATACAAAGACTTATCAGCAGATGATGTTGAGCTTTTGTTTTATGACCAACATTTCGTACCTTTAAAGCCTGAACAAGGTTATGATGAATCCGATGAGGATTATGCTGGGAAAGTAAAAACATGGCAATCGCAAGTAGATTACGCAGAACGAAAGTTGATGATTGAAGCGAAAGTGATTAGACCAGAGCTGGAAAAATTAAAAAGTGAAATAAAGTTACCTGATATTTATAATGAGGCTGGAAGAGAAGCTGAATCTCAAGAGGAATTTGAGATTATGCAACAAGCAAGGTCGATTTATGAAAAAACACTTGATTCTGATTTCCAATCCTTTAGTGGATTTAATGTTTCGGTAAAAGACGAGGATGTTGAAATACCGATTTCATTTAATGTAGCTGAAGACGAAAGATTGGCAATGAAGAATGATTTGATGGATTTTGATAGTGACTCTTATTTAGAAAATAGATGGTTTTTCAAGGACGGAAAACCAAATATTCCACAAATAATGGCAGATAAATATCTGTTAGAGAATCGTGAAAAAATCTTTTCAAAAATAGCAAATGAAGCTGCATCTCAAAGAGTGTTAGCTCATATCAAAAGGAACGGAAATATAAATATCAACCAAAGCCCCACTCCTCAAGGAGCGAAACCAGACCTGAATGGCACCGAAGCTGAAAGGCTAAGAATGGCAGAATGGGCTTTTAGTTCGTAACTTGATATTTGCCTTTGGAGGAGGCGCAAAAAAAATAAAAACTAAATATCATGGCAGGAATACCTACCTCAAATATTTTGCAGCCGGGTTCAATCTCGTTGCAAACCCAGAATAGGCAACTTATGGTTGACCTACAATTATTAACTCCACAGTACTACAAGCAATACACTCAAAAGTATGGCAATGAAGATTTTACATGGTGGTTAGCTGCTCATAGCGGCATGGAAGAAGTTAAAAACTTAAACTACTTCTGGTTTGAAAACCGCGGTAAATTAATGCCGGGTGTTACAAACAATAGCACAGTTGCTGCTGCAGCTGGCGCTTCTGTTACATTAACTTTAGGACAAGAGGCTTACTATAACAATGGTACTCAATCTCCTTTAAGAGTTAATGAAACTTTGCGTGTTGCATCTTCAAACATTGAGGGTGTTATCGTAAGTATTGATGATTCTGTTCCTAATGCATTCACTTTTGTAGTTGCTCCTAAGCAAACTACTCAAGGCTTCCAATCAGCTGGTTCTGGTTCATTATTAGCTGGTGAGGTTTTATTATTCGGTGGTGACGCAGATGCTGGTGAAGCTTCTCAAGCTATCAATCCTTTAATCCAATTGGACGAAAGATATGATAACTATGTAACAGAAATTCGTGATGGTTGGTCTAACACTGACTTAGCGCAAATGGCTGAAACATATTATGAGTTTCCTGTATCTCCAGATATGGCTCAAAATGGCGTTACTGCGTTTACTTACAAAGGTATGTATAAGACTCTTGTTCGTTTCAAAAACAACGTAGAAGCAAAATTAATGCGTGGTAATTTACAAAATAACAGCGCAATTGATTCTAACTCTCAAGGTTCAGTAGGTATCATTCCTAAAGTTGTTGCTGACGGTGAAACTGTTGGTTACACTCCGGGTACATTAGATATCGCTAAATTACATGAGATTACTCGTATCATGGACGTTAATGGTTGTGCTAAGCAATCTGCTTGGTTAACTGACATCTTCCAAAGACAAGATTTCTCTGATGGTATCTTTGCTGCTTACCCAGCTGGTGCTTTCGTTTATGGACAAGGCGAGAAGTCAAAAGAGGCTTCTGTTGCTTATGGTTTCCAAGAAATCTTCATCGATGGATATTTATTATCTGTAAAGAAGTACGCTCAATTCAACACTGAGGTTACTACTGGTTTAACTCCAAATGTAGATTACTTCCGTAATTTCGGATTAATCTATCCAATGGGTGAAACTAAGGATGCGAAAACCGCTCAAGTTTACAAGAATATCACTATTATGTATCAACAACCTCCTCAAGGTGGTACTGTTGGTAACGGTATTCGCGTATGGCAATATGGTGGTGGTTCTCCAAACCCTACAGATGGTACAATGACTAATCAAATCGCGATGATTACCTACAGAGGTACTCGTGTTTGTGCAGCAAACCAATTTATCATCGTTCAAGGTAACTAATTTGTTACCAAAATAATCGGGTAGGGGCAACTTTATTGATTGCTCCTACCTTTTTTAAACATTTAAAAATAACCATTTATGGCTCGTTTAAAGGCAGTAGGTTTAGCAGATGCTAACTATTCACAACAAGGTGAAGTAAAAGTACAAAGACAAAATGATGAGGCTGCACAAGCTATGCAGGAATCCTTTTCATCTAATACAGCAACAACTTTTAAGATTTTCAAATTATCAGATACCAAGAAAAATGGTAGATACCATATGGAAGGTATTGACGATGTTTGGAATGAAAAGAAAGGTAGAATGGAAAGAATAAGACTTTTGAGAGGTTATCCAAGTATTTGGGTAGAAGACCAAAAAGGACTTGAAAAATCATTCGTTGAACAAAACAGAAGAAGCTTAATTTTTGATAGAAGAGTATTAAGAGTAGCTGAATATGACGTAGAAGCTCTTGAGTTTTTAAATCTATGTAACGCTAATCTAGATAATCCTAACAAAAAAGGTACTAGAAAAATTACATTCTTTCAATGGAATCCACAAAGAACAGCAGAGCTTGAAAGAGCTAAAAGAGTCGCTAAAGTTGAAGCAATTAAATACGCTTCATTGGCAAGCGAGGACGAAATGCGTAAGCACTCTAATTTCTTGGGAATTGCATTTACGGATGAATTAGGAATGCCTAAATCAATGGATGCATTAAGAAATGACTACGAACTTTACGCTGAAGCTCAACCTAATAAGTTTATGCAAAGCGCTGGTTCTAAAGAAGTTGAAATAGCATTTATAGTTAAAAAAGCTTTAATTGATAATAAAATTGACACTACTACAAAAAGAGGTTCAGCTTATTGGTCAAATAATGGAGGTTATATTTGTAAGATACCATCTGACAAAAAACCGCAAAATTATTTAGTCGAATTTGCAATGTACCCACAAGATGAAAGTAAGGCCTTTTTAGAGCAATTAAAGAAATTGATGTAATCTTTCCCCCTCTAAATAAAAGAAGCCCTGTAGCCTAAAAATTACGGGGCTTTTTTGTATCTTTTTCGTATATTTGTTGTACAACTTATTTCAATGAATGTTAATGATATGTATCAGATATGCCAATTTGCAATTAACAAAGCGCAAAATGGCTATTTAACTCCATCAGAATTTAATCTGACTATAAATCAAGCACAGGTTTCATATCAAGATTATTTATTAGGAGAGTTTCAACAATACCAACCCGGAAGACCACAAGCTAGAATTAATTATAGTCAAAATCAAAATATAAGACAAAGGCTTACTCCATTGCTTGCAACTGCATCACTTGCAGTCAATGCTGGCACTGGTGCTGTAGCCTATCCAGCTGATTATGTTCAAGCGGATAGCTTATTGACTTCTACATTACAAAGAGTTAGATATACTCAGCAAGATAGCTTATATTCTTATTACAATAGTACAATTGACCCTGTAGCTACTAATCCTATTTATATGATTACTAGTACTGGATTCCAATTTTATCCAATAACAATTGGTACTGTTACCTTGAATTATATCAAGGAAGCCCCATCAATAGTTTGGGCTTATACCACTGTTAGTGGCAGACCTGTTTATAGTTCTGGCACAAGTGTTCAGCCTGTTTGGGCTGATGTAGATTTGTTGGAAATAATAGCTCGTGCATTAAAATTAATAGGGTTAAACTTGCAAGATGGGCAACTACAGCAATATGCTAATCAAGTAACTCAACAAGGACAATAATGACTAGAAAAACATTTATAGAAAGAATATTAAGACAAATCTATAATGGGCAACCATCAGATGACTCTAGTATAACTTTTAATCAAGTTAATCAATGGCTTAATGATGCAATTGGTGTAGCTGCTAAAAAGAATTATACAGATAGTATTCAAATGGATGGTGTTGCTTATGTAAACAATTCATTTTATACAAGTTATTCTGGATTGACAATAACATCAGTAAATAATACTACTTTTAAATTTACTTTACCACAAATACCAGTAGCATTAGGTAAAAACGAAGGTCTAGCTACATTAAATTTTAGCAATAATAATACTCCAACAACTTTTGGTGCTGTTCCATTGAGTATAAATCAAGTAGGTTATCAAGATACATTAAGACCAATTCAAAATAAAGTAGTTTATTGGCCACAAGGTCAAGAGGTTTATATGAGTACAGGGATACCATTAACTGCCTATAAAGCTAATGTTAGAATGGTTAGTGGTGGTGATTCAACTGATTTAAATTCAACATTAATTATACCAGATGATTATGTGCCTGTTATGGTAGAGTATATCAAAGCTCAATTAGCCTTTGAAAGGTCAAGACCAATAGACACAAGTAATGATGGGGTAGATAACAACAACTAATAATATGAAACCAATTAGAGATTTAGTTTTAGTAAAGCCATTTATGGCGGAAGGTGTTACAGAAGGCGGATTATTTTTGCCTGAAAACTATATTGAAAGAAGCTGTAAGGCTAAAGTAGTTTCTACTGGAAGAGGCACAGCTAAAGTAAAAATGGAAGCTAAGAAAGATGATGTTATTTTTCATATCAAAGGAGCAGGGGAGGCCATTTTATTAAACGATGAATTGCATTTCTTGATTCGTCATAATGATATATTAGCTTACGCAACAAATAATTAAAAATGTCACAAGCAAGAAATTATATAACAATAGATTCAGTAATCAATGATTACATTGATGAAAGTGAACAATCAGTCCACAAATACGCTAAATTATATAATATAGCAGTTAGGGGCATGGAAAAACTTGGCCTAGATTTTTTCTATAAAATTAGAACGGTTAAGATACCAATTGATACAACAAACTATACTGCCCAACTGCCTAATGATTACATTAGCTATACTAAAATAGGCGTATTAAACTCAGTAGGGGAGATTATTCCTTTGAAGTTTAATAACAAAATGACTTATTATGCAGACCAGCAGCCAGATAGACTTGCTTTAACTCAAGATAATACATTGGCTACTTGGTATCAATCTGATATGCCTTTATGGTTTAATTATTGGGATGGATATGGTTTTCAAAATATATACGGCTTACCAAGTGGTTCACCATTTGTAGGCTCATTTAATATAGACGATTCTAATGGAGTGGTTCTTTTAAACCAATATTTTTATTATTCTTATTTGATGATAGAATATTTATCTAGTGGAAATCCAGATGAACCATTTAGAATACCTATTCAATTTAGAGAAGCATTATTATCATTTTTAGCTTGGAGAGATATAGCATCTATGCCAAGTACAAGAAAGGGTAATTTAGGCGATAAAAGAGATAGAAAGCAAGAATTTTATAATCAAAGAAGAATTGCTAATGCTCAATTTAAGCCATTGTACTTAATGCAAGCTTACGAACAAAATTTAGACACACAAAGAATGACTGTAAAAGCTTAGAAATAGATGCCAATTATAAATAACCCGTTTAATGGTAAGTTAAATCTTGATGTTGCTCAATATAGAATTTCTAATGGAGATTATATTGATGCACTAAATATAACTAAAGATTCAGAAGGTGTTGGTAATGATTTGGTTGTTGCTAATATATTAGGCAATACTAATATTCCATATACTTTACCAGCGGGTGAAAATAAAGTAATTGGTTTTTATCCTGACAAAGTAAGAGATAGAGCTTATTATTTTCTTTGGAATAGTAATGGTTATAATAGCATCTTGTATTATAATGCTAGCACGCAAACTATTGTAAAAGTTTTAGAAAGCAAAACAGACAGCGATGGTATAGATATTTTGTCTTTTAATCCATCTTATAAAGTTTTATCAGTTAATATATATTATAGAGATGTAGAAGGAGATATATTATTTTTTAATGATGGGCTAAATCCACCTAGAAATATAAATATTTTAGCTAATTATGGTACTTCATGGAAAGCGGAATATCTTTTAGTGATAAAAGCTCCTCCAGTTATGCCGGCAAAAGTTACATACATAAATGATAATAATGTAACTGTAAATAATCTTCGTAATAAATTATTTCAATTTTGTTATAGATATGTCTATGATAATAATGAAAAGTCTGTATGGAGTACTAAAAGTATTGTGCCGTTACCTCAACAGCCTACATTACAATTAACAGAAGATACATTTAAAAATAATTCGGCTATATCAATATCTGTTTCTACGGGTGGTATAAATGTTCAAAAGATAGAATTATCATTTAGAGAAACAACAAGCGGTTTCACTAGTGACTGGTATTTAATTACACAAATTGATAAAACAATTGCTGGGATATTAGATAACGATATATATACATTTAATTTTTATAATGATAGTATTTATACTCTAATTGATGTTACAGATACTACTCAATTACAAGACTGGGTTCCACAAAAAGCAAATGCGGCTGAATTAGCTAATGGCAATGTTTTATTATATTCAGGGATTACAGAAGGGTACGATAAAACCGATGTTATTTTACAACCACAAACTACAAATGATAGTACAGGTTTTTTTGTAGATAATGCGGGGCTTTTATTTTTTGCTGCTTGTAATGGTCTTGATAGCGGTAGTGTTGGCACTGTTATGAAAGTTTATGTTTATGGGACAATTAGTGATATACCTCCGGTAACTAGCACAACAACAACAACAATACCTCCCGGCACAACAACAACAACAACTATATCACCTGCTGTAAATTTTTACCTTGTAACAGCAAGAAGGAGATGTGATACTGGTGTTCAAAGGGCTATTAGGGCTTATGTTAATTTTACAAATAATTCATATACCCCAATAGTTGGTAAGTGGTATAAAGATAACGCGTGCCCTACTTATTCTTATCAAATAAGTAGTGTTACGGTTTATAACAGTGTTGTAGGTGCTGCTACATTGCAAACTACTGATTATGCAACTGGAGATTTAGCTTGCGTTTGTTTAACTACAACGACCACAATAGCTGGTACAACCTCTACAACAACTACAACAACAATTGCACCAAGCCAAGGATTGAATAATCCTGCTGGTATATATGTTATTAATGCACAAAGTGCTGCCGGTGCTGATATTGGTATATCATATACAGTAAATAGTGCAACATATTTGCCGGTAGCTACATTATTAAACGGTATTCGCTCTTCATTACTTGCTACAGGGTGGACATCTGTTACGATATTAAATAACGTATTAACTGCAACATTTGCAAGCGGGTTCACTTTATTTTCTAGCGGAGTTAAATATCTTGCTCCAGCTGGAGTCCCAGATAATACATCTTTTGCAAATGCATCAAAATCAGGCTATCAATATGCAATTCAATATTTTGATGCGCAAGGGAGAACAATTGGAGCGCAAACTGATAAAGATAATAATGGCGCATTCAATACGCCAGATGCAATCGATGGGATTAGGTTTTGCCAAACATATCTTAATATATACAATACTCCTCCATTAGAGGCTATGTATTATCAAGTTTTAAGGTCTAATAATACAACATATAATAAAAGATTATTTTGGATTAGTGAATCTACATTTACAAGTCCTCATGTAGATGATGATTTTGTAATACCAATAATTACACCTTCAGACCCATATGCTACTAGATTTGCGTATATAGATGTGAAAAATATACAAGAATATAATATAACAATTAGTTCTACACAAAATATAGTATCATATACATTTACAGCTGGGGATAGAATAAGATTTTTAAGTAGATATAGTGTTACAGGACAAGAGATACCTGTTGTTAATCTTGATTGCGAAATACTTGGGGTAGTTTATACCATCACCACAAACGATGGCGTGAAAGAAGGTAATTTTATTAAAATAAATTACCCGACAGAATTTATAAATGTTAACCCAACATTTCAATTTGATACAGAAGAATATTGGCACTATAAAATATTTATTTATAATTTAAGCGCAAGCACATCTGATAGTTTAAGAGTATTTTATGAATTTGGTAAATGTTTTGGAATAGGAAATCCCGGAACTACAAATGCTTATCATATTGGACTAGAACATACTCAAAGCGCAGAAGCTGGCCCAAATCATTATGCTACAATATCTGGCACAAATGGTGATTTATTTTATAGAAAAAGAAATGTACTATATAATAATCAATATAAGTTTTTAGGGGAAGGGCAAGATAGTGCAGCTGCATCAAGTAATGTACCATTAAAAATAAAATGTCAAAATGGTGGGGTTGATAATATAAGTTATTCTATACAAACTCAAGACTTTGATACAACAGTTGTTACAACATCGGATACTCAATTTTTTTATAATAAATCAAGCACTAATAGTATTACAATACAAGTAAGATGTGCTTTTGGAGCTAGCTCCTCCGCTGCTATAAACTTTAATGGTTTTGATGTATATTTATTATATGCAACACCTTATGATTTAACTCCAAGAGGCACAAGAACAGCTTTAGTAAAGCTTGGCGAAACTGCATTTTTAACTGAATCGGCTACGCCTATTAGTATTGATGAAAAAGTTGTTATTTTGCCATTAGCAAAAGTTTGGATAATAATAACAGGGGCAGCATTATTTAATGCTGGCGTTACAATATCTAGTTTTGATTTTAATTTTAGTGTAGTATTTAATAATATTATACCAATAATAGAACAAAGTTTTAGTGATAACTATAACTTAGTTACTAATAGTAATGGCAGACCGTCTATTATTGACGAAAATGCAGCTAAGAGATATTTTCCAACTTTAATTAGATTTGGGCAAGCGTATCAATTTAATACCAATATTAATGGTACTAATAGATTTTTTTATGAAAACTTTGATGAATACGATAGAAGCTTTGGTGATGTAATAAGATTGCATGTTAGAGATAGATACCTAAAGGTTTACCAAAAGTTTAAAGTAGGTAATGTACCTATTTTAACACAAATAGTTAAGGATAGTGCCAATAATCCATTACAAGCAAATACCGATACCTTAATTAATAAGATTCAGTATTACGCTGGTGATTATGGCATTGGAGATGCAGCAACAAGTTTAGCATGGAATAACTTTGCTGATTACTTTGTAGACAATTATAGAGGTGTTGTTTGTAGATTAAGTCAAGATGGTATTACCCCAATAAGTATTATCAATAAGATGAATGCATTCTTTGTTGCTACACTTAGTTCTTATAGACAAGAATTGAATAATGGAATAGCCGAAACAGGAGTATATATGGGAAATCCATGTATTTATGGCGTATTTGATGCTTATACTAATAAGTACATAATTGCAATGGAAGAGATTAACAGATATGTTACATCTACTACCACAACAACTGCTGGTCCAACCACAACCACTACATCTACTACCACAACAACTGCTGGTCCGACCACAACCACCACAACAACTACTGGTCCGACCACAACAACAACTAGCGGACCTACTACTACAACTACTACTACTATAGCTGCAACAACTACAACAACTACAACATTGCCTCCATTCCAAGGTTTAGTATGTCTTAGTAGCGCAGGCGGTGGCCAAGAAGAAGCTTGTTATGCTTGTCCACAATCGTTTACAATGACAGGTGACCAACCTACGTTCTGTGATTCAACAATATTTACAGCTGATGAATGGTTCTATACAATAACAACGGGAGATTATTGGTTAAGTTATAATGGTTTTGTTGTAAGAGTATCACATACATCTGGTCAAGATTTTGCAACAAAAATTAGTGCTGGGTGTCAAACTTGTCCAGCAAATATCAGTACAACCACAACAACTCCGCCTCCTATTTACGCATACTATGTTGCAACAAGATGTGATGACTCATTCTATCAACAATATTTTAGAACAACAGGTTCATATCCTCAAGGAGCATCAGTTAAATATCAAGGATATTGTTGGGAAATTCAAGAAGAACAAGGAACATCTGGATTCACTCCTGAAAGTAATCATATTGATTGTATAGAATGTAATGCAACTTTGCCTACTACTACAACAACTACAACAACTGCTGCACCTACAACAACAACTACAACAAATGCTCCGTTTACGGCATGTATGAGTGATTTTAGTGACCAGAGTGCATGTAATTGTGATGGTTTAAGTTATGGTACTTGGACATTCAATGGTAGTGGTTCTACTATATGTACATCTACAACAATTAGCTCAACTGGTATTCTAAATGAGATTGAAAACAATGGTTTTTTCTGGATAGCTAGTGGTAGTATTGTAAGATATTATCAAAAAAATGGAACTACAAGCTCAGCAACAGCACAAGCTGCTTGTTATGCTTGCCCGACTACCACAACTACCACAACCACAACAACTACAACAGCAGCACCTACTACAACCACAACAACTGCTGCGCCAACAACCACAACAACAACAGCTGCGGCACCTATTTTTGTATATTATGTTGCAACAAGATGTGATAACCCAATACAACAACAATATTTTCAAACAACAGGTTCATATGCTATAGGAGAATCAGTTAGATACAATGGTTTTTGTTGGGAAATTCAAGCCTTAACAGGAACATCTGGAGTAACCCCTGATTTTAATTATATTAATTGTGCAGCTTGTTATGTAGCAAATCCTACAACTACTACTACAACAACTGTTGCGCCAACAACTACAACTACAACAGCTTCTTCTCTTGTAAACGTAGTAGTTAGTTCTTTCTCCTCAATAGATGTATCTTTTATAGATATAACAGTAAATTCGGTAATGATAACATATGTATCAGGAGATAACCTTCCTGTTGATGCAGGAGAACAAGGTACATTCCAAACTACACAAACTGGAACACAGACTGTAACTGTTTACTACACATCTAGTACATCTGGTCAAAATATTACTTTAACCGATAGTAATGGTGGTGGACAATGTCAAGATACAAGTCCGGGAAGTAACACTATGATATTTAATTCTGTAGCAGTTAATGCAAGTGGTAATGTATCTATAACAGCAAGTAATGGAACTTGTTCTTAAATTAAAAAATAAAAAATGGCAGCATATTTTCATCAAGACCCATATACCATAGCCTTTGACGAGGTAGGGAACTCATTTGAGTCTTTTTATTCATATAAACCAGAGATGATGGGGGAGCTAAATACTACTCTATTTTCGTTTAAAAATGGTGGAATTTGGAGGCATACCAATAGCACAAACTATTGTAACTTTTATGGCACACAATATAACGCCTCAATAACCACTGTATTCAACACAGCCTCAATAGATAAAAAGACTTGGATTTCCGTTATGGAAACGGGTAATACTATATGGGCATGTCCAGTAATAACCACCCAAATGAATACAAGTGGGGTTAGTACAAGCCAAACAAGCTTGCTTTTAGAGTCTGATTTCGCAACTTTGGAAGCTGAGTATCAAGCATCATTTTTAAGGGATTCTAGCAGTCCCGGAGGCCTTGTAGAAGGGGATAGCTTGAAGGGTGGTTACATGGTCATAAAATTTGAGAAAACAAGTGCCAATTCTTTCGTATATTTGAACAGCGCAACGACTAAATATATTAATTCACCATTGAATAATAGATAAAAAATAATTATATGTTACCATTATTAGTACCAGCATTAGCGCAAGCAGGAATAGGCGTACTTCAAGCTGCTACAAGCGGCGCGGGGAAGGCTCAAAGAGATTTTGAAAACTTTTCTAAAAAAAGACCTGTAGCAGCAGAAAGTAAATCTTTAAATGATTATTATCAAAGAAGTCTTAACGAAGTAAATCAAAACCCATATCAATCTGCTCAATATTTAATATCCAAGCAAGAAGCTGATAGAAGATTAGCATCAGGTATAGGAGCAATGCAAGGAAGAGGAGGCGCCTTAAATGCTATATCTAAATTAGATTTAATGAGAACGGATGCTCAAAATCAAGCAATTAGAAATGCCGAAAGTTACAGAGGTCAAAATTTGAATAGATTAGGACAAGCAACTCAAATGAAAACAGCTCAAGATAGATATCTTTATGATGTCAATCAAGCTACTCCATTTAATACAATGTTAGGTATAAAACAAATGAAATCGGCAGCGGCAAATGAAAGATTAAATGCAGGATTAAGCATGATAGGCGGTGCGGCAAGTAATTATGCTATGGGGTCTATGTTTGGCAATAATACAGCAGCAACTAAAACAACTCCTGATGTTCCTAATTTAACTTCGTATAATACTCCTGTTAATTCTGGGTGGGGAGCTAATAATCAATATGGTTTATATAATTCAAACCCAAATACATTCACAAGCGCTAATCCATCAGCTTTTGGAACTGCAACAAGTATGTTTAATAAGAATCCATTAGCAGGAAGATATTCAGCTACTAAGGCATTTAAACCATTCGGATAAAAAAAATAAAAAATGGCAGCAACAGGATTATTAGGAATTAACCCATACCAAAAGGGATTAAATTTAGATATAACATCTAAGCCAACAAATTTAGCTATTCAACTTGAACAAAAAGAAGCAGCTAAAAGAGATGCTTTAGATAAGTATTTCATGGATTATGAGAAGACTTTAAGTCAAAATGGAATGCGTCCTCAAGACCAAAATTTATTTTTAAGTAAATTAGCGGAAGCTAAACAATATTATTTTAAAGATAGAGATAAAATATTAAATCCTTCTAAATATGGCGCAGAAGCACAATCAAACTATAGTAATTTATTAAGAGAGGCGCAAGGCTTAATAGGAGAGTCTAAAGCTCAATTGGAAGAAGACAAATTGGTAGCCCGTAATATTTATAATGCCACTCAACAGGGTAAAACAATACATGAAGGATTGATACCAATGATAGATGCTTCTCATCTTAATATAAGAGACCCAAGATTTAAAAGAGTTGACGCTTATTCTTTACAATTTGATGATCCATTTAATTTAGATAAATTTCAAAAGACTGTATTTTATGGGGCTGAACCAAATAAAATAGATGTTGGAACTAGAACTAATAAAGCCGGTCAAATAATAAATATATATAGAAATGAATTTGATAATAAAAGCTTAAATCAATTCGCAAATAAAGCAAAAGCATTATACAGAACAGACCCAACTGTAGCAAGAGAAACAAATAAATTAATTCAATCAGGGGAGTACAAAGACCTTGATCAATATTTTAAATTAATAAACCCAAAGAAAAGTATAGAAGATGCCGAAGCTGGAGATATAGCAGCCGCATTTGCTTTGAGTTTAAAACAAATTGGTAAAACTACCGAATCGCAACCTGTATTTAGACCTGTTGGCCCAAGAGAGGATGCATCTGGAGAAGATAATCCATTGCATCCAAGTAGCTTGATTGAAGAAATTAGAGGCGGTAATACAAATTATTTAGCTGGCGGTATAGATACTAAAAATCCAAATTTAATAGATGTAACAAATCAATTTGGTGGATATAATTTATATAAAACTAATACTAAAGAAGGTGTTGTATTAGCACCTGCAACTAATGTTGTTTATGATAAAGCAAACGATAGATTTTATGTAAAATCTCCGTCAAAATTCCAAGAGCCAGAATATTTAACACCGCAAGCTTTCAAAACAAAAATTATTGTAAGTAATCCAGATATATCATCTAAAGTAAAAGGGTGGGGTAAGCCAATTAAAGATAAACAAGTAGGTTTTAAATTGCCAGATGGCAAAAAATTTAATGGTTAATTAAAAAATATTATAATGCCAGAAGAAATATTACAAGAAGAAAATCCAATATATAAATTCATGAAGTCAAATAATTTGACAGACTTGAATGAAGGCGAATTTCTTACTAAATATTCCGCTCCAAATAAAGCAAAGGAAATTCATAGTTTTATGGTTTCCAATAAATTAACTGATTTAGATGAGTCTAAGTTTTATGACTCTTATTTAAAAAAAAAAGACCAAGGAGTTTTACCTTCCGTTTCTTCTCCTACTCAATCACTATCACCAGACTTTGAAAAAGGTAAAGCTTTTGCTGAAAAAGGTTTTTTAATGCAAGCGGAGGGCGCAAAAACTCCAAAAGAACAAGAAACATTAGAAAAACAAGGCCTTTTTTTAAATACCGTATCTGCATTAGACAAAGGATTCGCAAAAAATTTTATTAGTAGTCCTGTAAAGGGATTAGGTACAATTCTTCAGGGTGCAACCAAAAAAGTTATGGGTGGTACAGGAGAAGGATTTATAAGCGATAACTTAATTAAACTTGGCGATTATCTAAACAAAGCAATAGATGAATTAACACCTCAAGATGAAGAATTTAAAGGTACACTTACAGATCAAGTAGCTCAAGCACTTGGTCAAGTAGGTTCTTTAGTCGTTACAGGAGGGCTTACAGGCGCAGCAGGAAAAGGCGCAACATTGGTTAGTCAAGCACCTAAAGGCGCAGCTTTAACGGCAAGTAAAACACTTGGTTCTCAATTATCTTCACCCACAGCAGTAAGTGCAGGGCTTTCTATGGGACAAGCTGAATTTGATAGAGCAAAGCAAGCAGGCGCTACTGATGACCAAGCATATGAGGTATTTTATAAAAACGCAGCAGTTGGTTCAGTATTAGAAACAATCCCTGTAATGCAATTTTTCAAAAGATTTAATAATTCTACAGGAGGAAGTGTAACTAATTACATAAAAACCAAGGGAGTAGCAGGACTTACGGGGGGTATTGAAGAAATGACCACAGAGGTAATGCAGCAATTATATTCTAATAAAACAGCAAAAGACATATATAATATCAATCAAGATATTCTAGATGGCGTAGGTTCTTCTGGTGGTATTGGTTTTGGTATTGGTTTCTTACTTAATGCTATGGGTGCTAATGCTAAAATATTAAGAAAACAAGGGAAGGTACAAGAGGCAGATGTTTTAGAGAATCAAGTTCAGCAATATGAAGATAATTTAGAAAATCCTAAAGTAACTTCTGGGAATAAAGTATCTGCTAAAGACATTGTTACACAAGGAGTTGAAATTGGCACTCAAAAGGCATTTAGGAATTTAGATAGGGATTTAGCTAATAATGTTATTACTCCCGAACAGTACCAAGAAGGTATTGTTTTTGCAGAAAAAGCAGCACAAGTTGCAGATAAAATACCTGAAACAGTAACAGGCGAAAGCAGAGTTAAATCAGTTGAATTATTAGTTGAAAGAAATGATATAAAACAAGCTAATGATAATTTAATACAGCAAAAACAAATAACAGACGAGGCGTATCATGCAGGAATAGATGAGGAAATAAAAGCTAATGAAGAAAAGATTAAAAAAGTAGATGCAGAGGTATACAACATTGCAAAAAAGCCATCAAAAGAATTTGGAACTAAAAAGTATGAAGTAGACGGAGAAGAAGTAACTAAAGAAGCATTTGAAGCACTGCAAGGCAAGCCATTGGGTACAAAAACAATAATAGAGCCTACTCAAATAGGAGGATTAAAAGTTATAAAAAGAGCGCCTGATGCTCCAAATGGTGAAGCTGTCTATGAAGTAGAAGGCGAAAGATTTTTGACAGCAGATGGGAAAGAATTAGCTGTTGCAAAAGTTAAAATACCAAAAGAAGAAGCTAAGGCTGAAGTGAAAGTAGAAGATATTACATCAAAAACAAAAAATGAAAAATTTGATACGCCAACATTAAAAAGCCCCGCAAGTAATTATGAAAAATTATATGTTCCAAGAAATGTTGTAGAAGAAGCATATAAAAATGATAAACCAAATAATCCAGTTTTTGGAAGTGGTAATCAATCTTTAAATACAATAATTCAAAGAGGAGGATATTCAATAGAAGAGTTAGATACATTATTGCCAAATTGGAAAGAATTATCTAAACCAGAAGTAAAAGTAACCGAAGAAATTAAACCAAAAGGTCCTTCTAAAGAATTAGTAGAAGGAGAAAAAATTACATTCAAGACGCCAAAAGGGGATAAAATTAATGGTGAAAAAGTTGTAGTTCCCGGTTATGAAAATATGGATTTAGTTTTAGTTAAAGATGGGTTTGAAAATAAAATATACGAATTGGCTTCTGGTATAGAAATGGGTGGAACTCAAGAAGCTTTTAGTAAAGAAGCGGCTATAGAATCTTTAAGAAAAGCAATGGAAGGCAAAAAGATAACATCCGATAAAGTTCATAATGTAATATTTAAAGGCGAAAATGTAAAGCAAATTAATCCAAGTAAAAAATTTGAATCTTATTCAGAAGAAAGAAAAACAAAAGAAAGGTCTGATTATGAAAGCCTTCCTTTAAAATTCAATCCTAAAGAAATTGAAAGATTGCAAGAATTGAAGAAGAAAGCTGTCGAATATGGTATTGATAAAAAAGTAAAAGAGATTGAAGATGCTATTTTAAGCAGAGCAAAAGAAGGTACTTTTAAGCCTAATACAGAATATTTTGAAAAAATATTGCAAGCCGACATAGATAGAAAAATAAAAAAAGAATCCGAACAAAATAAAGTTCCATATCCAAAAGAGTATATACAAAAATTTCCCGATGTAACAGAGGATTATCTTAAAACAATGGTAAATTCAGGTTACAAAATAGATAAGTTTGCCAAAATACCATCAGATGTTAAGAAGATAATGGTTAATGGATTGCAATTAAACAGAGATTTTGTAAATAAATACGGGTATCATCCATACGAGCAATCTGATAATTTTTTCACTAAGCTTCTTTATTTTATGAACTCTCTAGGGGCTAGAGAAAATAAGGATACTAGAGCAATTACAGCTAAAAAAGAACTTGTATTAGCATTAGATGATTTAAATAAAGTATACGAAAAAGAGTTTGGTAAAAAAGCGGAAGATGAAGTAAAGCCAAAGGCTAAAGAAGAACAAATAAAAGAACCAGAAGTCTTAGCTAAAGATGAACTTAAAAAGGCTGAGGCAAAATTTGCAGCAGCTGAAGATAAATTTAAAAAAGCTAGAAACAAAATTGAATCTACTCAAGTAAAACAAACAGGAATATTTGGCGGAGAGCAAAAAGGTATGTTTGCTATGGGTGGAGAAGAAGCCAAGAGTACACTTGAACCATTAAGAAAAGCAACAAAAGAAGCTAAAGCAGAATTAGACAATGTTAGAAACAAAATCAAAGTTCAAGAACAAGCTCAGCCTGAATTAAAGCCAATTAAAAAAGAAGCTCCTAAAAAAACATACCAAGAAGCAGTAAAAGAAAAAATAGAGGCAGAAAAGAAACTAACAAAAAAAATCGCGGGTGAAAAAGCTGCCGTTACCAAGGAGATATATCGTAAGGTAAATATGATGGCTGAGCCTAGAGATGCTGAAGAAGCTGCATTAAGATATTTGGCAGGGGGTGGTAAAATTAGAGATGAAGATATCAATGATGCTTATGGTAGAGTTAAGAGAGCAGAACTTAATACTGGTCGCAGAGAACTTAAAACGGATGAAGTAAAATCAAAGGACTTTGGAGGAGGAAAAGAAAAAATAAGCGATATAGCCCATAGAATTTGGGAAGACAGCGGACAAGAGATTTCTGAAAAAGCAGCAGAAGAGGCTTTAATGGCAGAAATTGGTAATAATAATACTAGACTTGAAGCAGCAGAAGCTTATTTAGAAAAATATAGTCCTGAATATCTAGAAGAAAAAAATTATCAAAGGCAAGCGGAAGAAAGTGAAGCCCAAATTTTAGAGGCTGAACAAAAAGCCGCAGAAACTAATGAAAAGATAAAAGAAGAATTTAAAGAAGTGGTGGGAAAGGCTAGCAAAAAAGCTAAAGAAAATGCTAAAATAGAGTTTGTAGACCGTAACTTTGAATATTTAAAACAAAAAATTAAAATAGAAGAAAAATGCCCATTCTAAAATCGCTATTAACCCCTAGCATGAAAAAAGGGTTGCAAAAGGCAATATATGCCGAATTATATCAATCTAACCTTTGGAAGCATATTGCTAACCAATTACAAAGATTAGGTTATTTTGGAGGTCAAAAGTATTTCTTAGCAGAAAGCGCAGAAGAACTTACTCATTACCAAGTATTTGTTGATTTTATCAATGATATGGGTGATGTAGCAGATGTCCCTAAAATAGATGCTGTTGAAGATGATATTGAGTCAATAGCTACAGCATTACAAGTTGCATATGACATGGAGCTTGACGTCTATAACCAGTACAAAAAATTCTACGAAGAAGCTGAAGATGAAGATGTTACAGTTAGCATCTTTATGCAGCAGTTTGTTACCATCCAATTAAAAGCAGTTGGCACTTATGGTGATTTAATTAGTCGCTATAACAAATGTGGCACAAACGAAGCAGCTATCTTGGAATTTGATAGATATTTGTCAAAACAATAATATATAAACATGGGTTGCATTTACATTTTAAACGGAATCGAATATAACGAAGAGCAGCTTAAAGAGTATTTAGCTAAAAACTTAGAAGATTTTTCTGCGGAAATATCCGGAGAAGAAGCTAAAACAAGGGGTATTAATAATGCCGCTAATGGAATAAGAAGGCGATTGCTTGGGATGGAAAGTTACGATCCAGATGTTGTAACAAATTTTCAAGCTAACCAAGAAGCTGAAAGTTTATTAAAAGAAGGTTATGATGTAAACAAGCTTTTAGACAGATTGCAAAGCGGAGAGCCAGTGACTCTTGTTCAGCAAGAAATGTTAAAGATATTAAACATGGAATTGGATGCGAAAATTGCTGAAAATCCAACAGACGAATTACTTGAAAAGCAAAGAAGATTAGCTTTAATAAATGATATAATCGGTACTGATGCAGCTAGGGTATTACAAGCTAGAAAGGGTATGCCAGCACCAATGACAACTATTTCTGATTTTTACATTGATAAAATGAATAAAAATGGAGTAGATGTATTGACTAATACGCAAAAAGAAGAGGCTAAAGCAGATTTTGAAGAAATGGTAAAATCTGAAAAAGAAGTAGAAAAATTAAAAGAACAAGTAAATGACTATGCCGCAAAGGAATTAGCTGAAAGAGAAATAAATGAAGCAAAAAGAAGTCCTAAAAAAAGAGATTTTGCTGCTGAAAAGAAAAAAGTTATATCAGATATAAGGCAAAAATTAAAAAATATAAGACAAGGTAGAAGTGGAATTACCGCTGTGCCTTTACCGGGCGTACAGGAATTAATAGAAATAGCTCCAGATGTAGCAAAGCTAGTTAGAATATTGGTAGATGAAAATGTAAATAAATTAGACGATATTATAGACAAAATATATAAAATATTAAAGTCTGAAATAGGAGGAGTAACTAAAAAAGATGTGCGAGATATAATAGGTGGTAAATATAGTAAGCCTAGAGAAACAAAATCAGAATTACAGCTTAAAATAGACAATTTAAACAGAGAAGCAAGATTACTTACTGAAATAGAAGATGTAAAAGCTGGTAAACCTAAGACTGAAAAAGAAGAAATAAAAAAGAATCAAAGAATTGCAGATTTGAATAAGCAATTAATTCAGGCTAAAAAAGAAGCTGGTTATTTTGATAATGTTAGAATTAGACAAGCAGAAAAAGTAGTTTCAAAAAATATAGAAGATTTAAAAAGAAGAATAGAAGAAAAGGATTACGAAATATCAAAAGCTGAGAAAATAAGTAGTCCTAAATTAGAAGAATTAAGGGCTGAGCAGAAAAAATTAAGAGAGGAATTAGATGCTCAAAAAAACAAAACAACCGTAGAAGATGCTACTCAAAAAAGAATAGAATTATTAGAAGCAGAATTAAAAAGAGTAACAGAGAGAAGGGCTAAGGAAAAAGTTGAAAAGGGTACTAAAGTTGAAAAAGAAATAAGTGAAAGAGAAATTGAACTTAAAAATGCTATTGCTGTCGAAAATGAAAAATGGGCAAATGAAAAAGACAAGGCTAGAATTGCAGCTAGTGACTATAGAAAATTAGAAACCGAAAGAAATAGACAATTGCAAAAAGTTTCAGATTTAAAAAATAAATTAGAAATATTAAGCAAGGGGCAATTACCAGAAACTAAAAAAACGGAATATAAAAAAGATGTTCCTGAAATAGAAAATTTAAAAACTGAAATAAAGATAGCTGAGAAAAAAGTAAGAGAAAGTATTGCTTATGAAAAAAGACTAAAAGGGCTAGAGTTAGAATTGGAAAGAATAAAAGAAAGAAAGAAGAAAGAAAAAGTAGAAAATAAAAGAGTTTTAACAGAAAAGGAAAATGAAATCAGAGAAAAAATTGAAGCTGAAAAACTTGCTTGGCAAATAGAAGAAAGTGTTAAAAGATTGAAAGATGACTTACAAAGATTGCAAGATAGAAAAGAAAAGGTTATTAATGTAAAAGAGAAAAGAGATTTAACTGATGAAGAAGCTAATTTAATAGATAAAATTAAAGAAGAAAAGAAAAAAATAGCAGAAGAAAAAGCTCCTGCTGACAGATTAACAAATGCTGTTGATAGAATTAATGAACAAATAAAAGAATTAGAAGGAAGAATTAAAGAAGGCGATTTTTCTGAAAAACCAAAAAAGTTAAATATTTTAGAAGATAGAGAACTTAGAAAAAATAACCCAGAGTTATTTAACAAGTATTTAGATGCTCTTGAGAAAAAGGATGAATTGTTGTTCAAGTATAATGAAAAAATGGCTAAAGAAGAGATGAAGTCAAAAAGAGGATTTGAAAGATTAGCCGCTGAAACTGGAAAAATTGCTGAAGAAGGGTTTAACACAGTAAAAGCATTAAAAGCCGGTATAGATAACTCCGTAGTTTTCATACAAAATGGTATTGCTGTTTTAAACCCAATGAATATAAAGGCAACAGGAAAAGCATTCTTAGCTCAAGCGGATGTTGTATTTAGTGAAACTAATTTTAGAAGAAGGTTAACTCAAATCTTTGCTAATAAGGAATTAATGCAAATGGTAAGTTTATCTGGTTTAGATATTATTGATCCAAAAGGATTTAGAGAATCTATTTCAAATGAACAATTTGGCGGTAAGAACTGGTTAGAAAAAGCAAAAGTTAAAATATTTGGTAAGGAATACAAAGCATCCATGTTAACTGCTCCTTTTGAAAGAATATTCGCTGCGTTTAGTAATGAATTTAGACTTCAAATATTTTTAAGAGGGGCTGAAAAATTAATTGCTAAAGGTAAAACTTTGGATAATAACTTAGAAGATTTTAAGAGCTTAGCTAGTTACGCAAATAATATAACTGGTAGAGGAAAATTACATCCGTTTTTAAAAAGAGGTGAACCAATTATTTCTACTTTAATATGGGCGCCGGGCCTTATGTCATCTTCATTAAACATTATAGCTTTGGGTGATTTGGTTAGTCTTGCTAACCCAACTTCATATGGAGCTAAAGGTAAGGGCAAAGGATACTACAGAAACATGACTCCAGAAGTGAGAAAATACGCTGCAAAAGAAACCGCTGCCGGGATAGCTATGGGAGTTTTAGTTATGGCTGCAATGGCTTTAGATGATGATAAAGAAGTAGATTATGATCCAACAAGCGTAACTTTTGGCCAAGTAAGAGATACTAAAAACGGATGGTCTTACAATGTATTTGGCAGATTTACCCCTTATATTAGACTTATTGCTATGAGGGCAATGGAAGGCAAGAAAATAGACGGCAAGCCAATTAAATACGATGCTAGAGCTGAAGGTTATAAATTTTTTAGAGGTAAGGCAGCTCCAGTAGCCGGCGTAGTGTCAGATTTGCTTTTTTCTGAAGATTTCCAAGGCAAAAGATATACTATAGATGATAAGGCCCAGATTGCTAGAGATTTGTTTGAACCATTGTTTATAGCTGATTTAAGAAAACAAATGGAAATAGATGGTACAGATGCTATATTAACTAGAGGCATACCGTCTTTTGTAGGTATTAAAGTGGTTAATGAGAAAATGTATGATGAAAGAGATTTATCTACTTTGCTTAAAAATACCCAAGATTCCGAATCAATGGATAAAAATCTTATGATAAACTACAATGACAAAGGTAGATATATAAATAAAGAAGAATTCAATCAGTTTGTCAAAGAAAGAGATAAATTAATAGGCGATTATATAACTTCTATATACGAAAAGGGAATTCCTGTTGTAGATGAAACTGGTGAAAATGTAATTGTAAAACCTATCAAAGAAGTGACAAAAGAAGAGTTAATTAAAGAAATTAATAGAATAAAAACATTAGCTACTAGGAATATTAAAGAAAAGCTATTTGGAGAAAAACCAGCACCTGAAAATTATATTAAAAGAGAATTGAAATATACTAGAGATGATTTAGGAATAGGCAATCCGGAGGTACTAGAGGAAGAAATTATTTACGAAGAAGAACCATAATAATATGCCATATAAATCAAAAGCCCAAGAAGCCTACTTTAATATCCATAAAAAGGAGCTAGAAAGACAAGGAGTAAATGTTAACGAATGGAACAAAGCTAGCAAGGGTAAAAAGCTTCCTGAAAGAGTTACCAAGCTTCAGGCTATGAAGAAAAGAAAAATGGGCTAATATAGCCATAAATTTCTTATATTTGGGTAAAATTTTAGTACAATGCCTATCTCCCCAAGTTTTACCGCGTCACAAAACAGCGGTACGCCTAATTTAATTTTTTTAACTGACACCTCAACGGGTTCAGATGTAACTATAACTAAGCGTAGAATTTATCTATTACAATCCAATGGTACATATTTGGTACCAGCAGGAACTAATACTGACTATATTGAGTGGGCATTGGTGGATACAACCACTAGTTTAAATGTACTAATTCAAGATACGGCATTAAGTATTACAGTTCAGTGGTTAACGGCTGGCAATGTAGAGGTCGCTAGTGTAACCACATCCTTTGCCTTTACAGCATACAATGAAACTTTTTATTATGGTTTAACTGAAAGCCAAGTAGCAAATGCAAATCTAACAGCAAGCACTAACTGGTATCAAACTAAAATGATACTTAGAGTAGAATTAGATTCTGCATATCAAGCTATATCTTTTGCATCTGATATATTCAGTGCGCAAGCAGCTTTAAACAGAGCAACATTCATTAGTACAAACCAAAGTTATTTCTTCTAAATAAATAGTAATGCCAACACCAGCACAAGTATTATCAATAGCTAAAATATCTGAATACTTATGGAATGATGCAATTCCAAAGGAGAAAGGATTTTTTAATGGCACCATAGACCCAAGAAAAGCAGTTCAATTATATATGGAATGGAAGGCTTTGAATTATGGCCTTGACCAAAATTTAAGCACTGTACCCGGCGTAAGTAATTACGTCTTTGCTCTTTGTGGGGCTAAAGTAGCAATAGCACAAGAAATATTAGCTAATGGTAGCTCTGGTGGTAGTGTAGTACCGGGCGGTGGTGGACAAGGCGTTCGTGAATACTCTAAGTTCGCAGTAGAAGGAACAGCTAGCATCACATTCTCTGAAGCAGTAAATACAACTTTACTTTATGCATCAAGAGGTGGTTTGGATGTTGGTGCCATCCTTACTTCAGGCACACCAACTGGAAACCAAGTATTATGGACATCATCAACAGGAACTTTAACTGTTGCATCTACTGTACCTTTCTACTTAAATGAATTTGTTAGAATACTAGTTAAATAATATTATGCGCCAATTAAAAGATAACCCAAATTACTTAGTAACTGTAGACGGAAGAGTATTCAGTCTACATACTATGAGATATTTGAAAAATTTTCCAAAGGCTGGGGATTATGTGTATGTAAAAATTGGAAGCAAATCACACAGAGTGCATAGATTAGTAGCTCAAACTTATATTCCAAATCCGGAAAACAAACCACAGGTAAACCATATGGATGGTAATAAAGCAAACAATATGTTATGCAATCTAGAGTGGATGACTCATTCTGAGAATGTGCAGCATGCATGCGATACAGGATTAAGACCGATTAGCGAATTAATGAGAGAAAATGGAAGAAGAAGCACTAATTTACTTTCTGGGAGAAATAAATATACTATTAAATTAGTTCTAGATGAAGAAACAGGTATATTTTATGAAAGTGCAAGAGAAGCAGCAGAATCAGTAGGTGTGAAACCAAAATATTTGCGAAGAAGATTGAGTGGAGAAGTAAAAAATAATACAAAATTTAAATACGTATAGGATGGCAATTCAAGGTCTTTTAAGCGGTGATTTAAAGGTAAGAGCGCTAAATGGCGTACTTATAGCAACGGACGGAATTGTAACTGCTACGAGCTTCTCATCAGGTTCTAGTGGGACTGCTGGTTCGAGTGGAAGTAGTGGTACCAGTGCAACTTCAGGTACTAGTGGTACAAGCGCTACTAGTGGTACAAGCGGTACGACTGGAACGAGTGGAAGTAGTGGCACAAGCGGTAGCAGTGGAACGAGTGGTACGACTGGAACGAGTGGTAGCAGCGGTTCTAGCGGTTCTAGTGCAACATCAGGAACAAGTGGCTCAACTGGTACAAGTGGCAGTAGTGGAACAAGTGCAACATCTGGTACAAGTGGTACAGATGGTACAAGTGGTACAAGTGCGACAAGTGGTACGAGTGGAACAGATGGCACTAGCGGTTCAAGTGGCAGCAGTGGCTCTAGTGGCACAAGCGCAACAAGTGGTACAAGTGGAACAGATGGTACAAGCGGTACGAGTGGGACCAGTGCAACAAGTGGTACAAGTGGAACAACAGGAAGCAGTGGAAGCAGTGGAACGAGTGGTTCTTCTGCAACAAGTGGTACGAGCGGTTCAAGTGGTACAAGCGCAACTAGTGGCACCAGTGGTACAAGCGGTTTACAAGGTGACAGATATGCCACAACTTCATCGACAACATTTACATTGGGTAATGCAGGAACTTTAACTGTAGGTACTCAATTAGCATATACAATAGCTCAATCTATCATTGTGGTTTATGACGCTAATAACTTCCAAGAGTGTGAGGTTACAGCTTATAATCCAGCAACGGGTTCTTTATCATTCGCAGCTCCAACTAGAACAGCAGGTGGCGGAACTTATTCTGCTTGGTCTGTTAACTTAGATGGTGCAAGTGGAGGTGATGGCTCATCAGGTACAAGTGGTAGTAGTGGCTCAAGCGCAACGGCTGGTACGAGTGGAACGACTGGTACAAGTGGCAGCAGTGGTTCGTCTGGTACAAGTGGCAGCGCTGGTACGAGCGGTAGCAGTGGTACAGCTGGTTCGAGTGGCACAACTGGAACAAGTGGAAGTAGTGGAAGTAGTGGTACAACCGGTTCAAGTGGTAGCAGTGGGACAAGTGGTTCAAGTGGTATTAATGGTGCATCAACAAATTTATTTTTATACGAAGCTGATGCAAATACTTTTACAGGCGACCCCGGTAGTGGGCATATTCTATGGACTAACACAACACAAATAAGTGCTACCCAAATAAATATTAGTCATTTAACAGATAGTCCAATAATTGATATAGATATATTTTTATCTTTATTGCAAGTAGGACAAAGAATAACAATACAAGACAGAAATAATTCAGCTAATTACCAAATATGGACAATTAGTGCTACTCCTACTTATGTTCCTACAACTTATTGGACAATACCAGTTACATTCGTATCATCAGCAGGAACAGGAACAACAGGCTTTGCTAATAACCATCCAATATTATTCGCTACATCTACTGTTAGTGGTACGGCGGGTACAAGTGGAAGCAGTGGTAGCTCGGGTACAAGTGGCGGAACAGGTTCAAGTGGCTTGTCTGGTTCAGATGGTACAAGTGGTTCTAGTGGTAGCAGTGGAACGAGTGGCGGAACAGGTTCTAGCGGTTCTGCAGGTTCAAGTGGAACGACTGGAACGAGTGGTAGTAGTGGTACAAGTGGTACTAGTGGCACAAGTGCAACAAGTGGAACGAGTGGTAGCAGTGGTACAAGCGGAAGCAGTGGAACGACTGGTACTAGTGGCACAAGTGCGACAAGTGGTAGTACAGGAACGAGTGGTAGCAGTGGAACAAGCGGTAACGCAACAACATCAGCGAGAGCGGTTCAGACTTTTACATCGACTTCAGGGCAGACAACTTTTACTGTTACTAATGGTTACAATCTTGGAATGGTAGATGTGTTTGTGAATGGAGTTAAGTTTGTTAATGGTACTGACTTTACTGCGACAGATGGTACAACAG